AATTAGTATTAAAACAATACTATTTATAATTTTGTATAAGATTTTAATAAAAAAGAGATGAAAAGAGAGAGAGAGAGACCTCAAAAAAGAAAAGGCATGAAAACAATCAATGAAAAAAAAAGAAGAGTAGAAAGTCATGGAATATTGAGTGTAAAATGTTGGCTTTGATAGCCATATTTTTTTGATGTTATATATGGTGATAATATTTTATACAGTATAAAAATGGTATTGTTCATCGATACATTTGTTCAGATGTACACAAATCGTGTAATGAACAATATAAAAGGTCTGATGAAGGAGAATCTTGAGTTAAAGGTACAAAATCACGCATTGAAGATGGCATACTGTGAATTTTTTCCCGATATGTCATTGGCTCTACATGAACTCAAAAACATGAAGTGAATTAATTTTTTGCCTAAAGAAATAAATCGTATAATATATATGAAAGATGTCTGCTTTCTACGATAACTCGACTGACGAAATTGATTCTGTGAAGACGCATAGGTATAAAAAGGGGTGTGTTATATATATAGATGATCCCCCGTCCGATAGTGATGACGTATCACCGAACGATGAGCGAATTGGGGACAACTTTACTATGGAAGTATATGGACCGCTTGATGAACAAAAGGAAGACGTTTGCGTTTCCGGGGGGGGTGAGCAATGCCTATCTGACAAAAGACATAAAACATCTGGTGCTTAACGGGAAACGTTTGCATAATATAGATAAAAATGTGACAATTGTTCTACCGAATGAAACTTACAAACTTGGTAACACGATGATTGAATATGAACGTGGTACCAACAAATCGTGGGTGTATACAGATGATGAAAAAGAATATGAATTGAATGGTCACGCATACCCAAACATAAACAAGATATCGATTGGGTACGATGAGCATTACTATGACACGATGGATAAAGCGGATGAGTTTTGTTATGATCAAAAGATTAACAAGTATATATATGCGTATTACAACGGATTTTCCATTATTACCGAAAGTACGCGTGCGATGCATTTGACACCCGAACAATTGATTATTCGGATGGATAGAGGTACGATAGATGATTCGTGTCATTTTCAGTGTGACTCGCAATTGTTTGCATTTTCGGAAACCATGAGATATGTAACATATATATACAAAAACACGCTTTATTTTGGTGAAACTACACATCCTTTCAGACTATTTACTAGTGAAAAATTACAAGTTGATGATGTAGTATCAATAAGCATGACGGGTATTTCACCAGTGTTGACACACGACGACAATAAAGTGACTATTTTCAATTATTTAAGAAATTAGACATTGTGTTAATCATGCGTGTGACCAAAAAGGTTGTTCTTGAGCCACAAGAATTACATAATATAAGGCACTCAATTCAATCTAAATTACGATTGGCATTAGAAAATACACTGATTGGTCCTGGTTTTGTGACTCGTGTAAATGATATAAAAAATGTATCTCAAGGAATTGTTCAACATAGTCCTGCTTGTTCTGTCGAATATACAGTAGATGTTGATGTGGAATTATTTGATGTGAATGTTGGCGATGTTGTTGATGTTACGATTAATAATGTAAATGGGATGGGGATATTTGGAATACATAAACATGCGACCATTTTTGTTCCACTTCATGAAGTGTATAATGTAGATGACACTGAAAATATACTTCATACGGTGGGGGACATAGTTAATATCAAAGTAGTAGGAAAAAGAATAACTGATACTATATTATGTATCGGGACAGAGCGTTTTGAAAACGCGTTCTGATATAACATTGCCTATACGAGGGTTAGGAATGTCAATAAGTAACTTTTCTGGTGTATTACAATTTTCAAAAGCTAAAATGAGTATTTTCATAGATGCATACTTTTCCCTAATATCTTCTGCCATCTGCTTGCTAACACCGTTGATCATCGTTAATTGTTGTACGTAAATGTCATCGATTGATGCGTTTTTCGATTTCTTACTTTTCAGAGGAGTGTATGTTTCCATTATGTGTACTCCTTTGTTATCGAAATACTCCGTCTCTTTTCTCTTTAATTGCCCTATAAGAGTAGCTGTGTGTGATACACCTTTTGACATTACTATCGGTATTCTGTCTCTCACTTGTGTATTAAGTATAGCACCCTTTACCATTGGTTCCTTGTGTTTTTTTATAGTTCCATCTTCTACTATATAGATTATGGGGATGCCCGAGGATGCTAATCGCCCTTTTTGTTCTCTATACCTTCCATCGGTTATGGAAGCTTCGAGATCAGACATCGATTTTCTCTCTATGATGCACATGGGCCTTTCTTCCAATGGGTGACATATATGAATATCCCCCAAATCGAGACGCTTGGATTCGTATGAAAAAGAATCACCAATATCTTTCATGAGATCTCTTTCGCGGTCGTCGATAATAACCTTCATTAAACACCCTTTTACTATTTTTATACCTTCGTAACGCGTTCTTTAAACCCTTTTGATACCAAAGTTCATATTCGCATCACTCCCTTTCTTTCCTTTCATGTACTTTACCTTGACGAGATTGTTTAATTCTGGGTACTTTTTGAAGAAGAATGGTTTATCTCCTTGCTTCAGACCGATATTGATTTGTAAAGGTTGTTTTCTTTGTTTCCCTTTTTTTCGATCTAAATCTATCCCATGTACCATGAGTGCCTTACGTATTTCATCTTCTTTATTTGGCATCGCACAAGCTCCTACCGCGTTTCTCTTTAATTTGCATGGGAATGCTTGACAAGTTTGTTTCTGTTTTTCTTGAAGATTCTTACTGTTTTTCACGGCGGAAGTACATTCTGAACGTTCTACACCGTTTGCGTTGTAAAACAATTTACAATCCACGGATGTTCTGTACAAGAGAGCTTCAAACTTATTGATAATTGTTTGCTTTCTCTGGGCCATTGCGAAGATTTTTTCGTCGGCCGTATTTTTTACCTTCGCACTCGTTCCGACGTATTGATACACGTCAACGTTGCGCTGTGAATCAGGGATTCCGATATGGCTACAGAAACGGAATGCTCGACCGATGACTTGCGCTGTTCTACTTCTGTTCCAATATGGTTCGAATAAATGGACTTCTCTGGTAGCTTTAAGAGAAACACCTTCTTTCATAGATGGTGACCCTAATATTGCCTTAATGATGCTGCCATCTTTGTTTTCTTGACTGTTAAACGTTTTTATAATGATGTCATTCATCTGTTTTTCTCCTGATTTAAAAATAGCAAAAGTATTCTTTTTGGGTTTTACCGGATTTTTGGGATTGAATGGATTGAATCCATTTGCTTCTAAAGCTATGGCGAAATCATTAATACCCCCAGCGTGTACAAGGTTAGAATAAGCGAATACTGGACCAACACATTCTGATGATTTGAGATGTTGGATACACGTGTGAAACTTGACACTGTATTTCTTCAACGATGCCCCAGAGTATGCCTCTAGCAATGCCTTCTTAGATACATTTTCTCTCGCCTTGGTACCAGCTGAACCATTTGGAGGATAAACACAGTTGATGGCTTGGCGTTCATCGAGGTAAAAAGCGGCATTTTTACCATCTTTATCAGTTGACCTCGCATAGGCGATATCTTGAAATTCTCCCATGGGAAGGCTTAATTTATGATTTTTTCGTCTCGCGTAGGCGCTCGGGCCAACCCCCTTGAATGCTGATACGTAACCGTTAATTTTTTCAGCAAAATCATTTTGGTTAATGACTTGCGTCCCACTTATGTATTGTTTGTTGAATTTCTTTGATGGCCCGACGAGTGGTTCAGGGATGTCTAACAGATTCAACGTCATCGCGATTTCGTACGGTTTATCAAACATTGGAGTACCAGACAAAAGAACAACTTTAATATCCTTTGGTTTCCTGCATACGAGACTGTTCAGTAATACGCGGTAGCTGGTTCCAACCGCGGATACGATATTTTGGATTTCATCTATGATGACGATGGAATCGTCTAGTATTTTTGGGGTTTCGTGAATGGCTTTGATGAATTTCTGATGACTCAATACGGAGATCTTTTTCGGAATGGTTTTCATCTTACCACATTCGGATTTCAATTCATTTTCATAGTTTGATTGAAGGGCTGCTGGTGTGGCGACAAAAACGCGCTTTACCGATGTATCCATGAGCGCTTGCATGGCGAGGATGGATGAACATGTTTTACCTGAACCTATTCCATGGAAAAGCAAGAGTTTCTTGTTTCCGTTTTTAAACCATCGTTTGACGAATTGCTGATGCTTTTGATACCCAAAAGCGGATGGTTTACATATCTGTTCCATAGAGCGTTCTTCTTTGTTTATCACAAGATTGTTAAACATTATTATTATTAACATTATTATTTTTATCACCTAATGAAAGATTCGTCCTAAGATATCAAAAATGGACGCACTTAAACACATCATGACCATCATCGACAAGAACCATGACAACATCTCAGAGGGCGATTATTTGGATATATGCAACAATTTAAAGAAGGTTCATAATGAAAAAGATGTACATAAGAAAGGTAAGTGGGATGCCATCATGGAGACATACGTGGAATGGAAAGGACATGTTAGGTTGGCAATGGAAGCAGATGCGACTATGAAACGCATCAATGATTTGTATGACGCGTATGCAAAAAATGAAAAACCACCGAAAGGTACAGGGGAAGATGGAATAATTTATATTTGTTTCAAACATCATCTTAAAAAAAATAATGTGATTGAGCCGACAGACGCCGATTTCAAATATGTTCGTGAGAATTTGGAACTTGTATGTCAGGATATAGTAAACGATAATTATATATTGGCATACAGGAATTACAAGTACCTTGCGGATGAAGAATGGAAAGAATTGACGAAATACTCAGAATTTGAAGAGTTTTTGGATCTCTTGTCTCCTGTAGAACTTCATATGCACAGAGCCTTGTGTGAACCTCGATTTGAAACAGGGAGTCGGGTCTATAGACAAATACAGAAAACTGTTACTCATAATGGTCATTACATAAATAAGAAATTTACTTGGTTTGATCATGAAAGAGAATATCCAGAAGCTGACGTCGAAGATGATGAATTTGATATTGAAGAATTAGGTGAGATATTAGAGTACATCAATGAAGTATAATACGTTCGTTATTTATCGACTGGTTTATTATCCACCGACTGTTCGGTTGGAACAAGACCATAGAGTGTACGTAATTTGTATTCTTCTAGAATATCTACAATTTTATAGAGCGCTTCGTTCGTTCGTTTCATTTCTTCTACGAGAGGAGCTGTAGCAGGAGAAGACACCAACTTAACAGTAGAATCGAAAAGCTCGTATGGATTCTTAGGTGGGTCTCCTTTATTCATTTGGCATACAACCATACCGCGAGACTTTTGATAAGCAGATTTGTTTACAGCTTGAACGCGCACGGGAGTAAGAATCCTAGAAGCAATCATTTTTCGTAATATGTACAAAGCTTATTTTTTTAAACGTTAAACGTTAAATTTAAGACAAATAGGGATTTATGAATATTGCAATCAAACATGGTCCTAATTTCTTCAGTATGAACCTTACAACGAGTTAAACTCTAATCGGTTCACATTTGTATTTACGAAGATTTTCAAGCGCCACGCAGGACACTGGGGTTCCTTCCCTTCCTTGACCGCGCTTTTTATTGAATATTATTGATCACAGCTTGGGGCCGCCCTCCTCCCCGCAGTGAATGAATAATAGAATGAATAACGTCGCTCCCCCGCCGAGGGCGCCGTACTGCGACGCATAGCTTTTCAAGCGCCCATGAAGCTTTTCAAGCGCCCACGTAGCTCTCCCAGATGATATGATTAAATCTGGGAGAGCTACGTGGGCGCTTGAAAAGCTTCATGGGCGCTTTGCAAGACGTTCAACCCCTTTTTCTTTTAGGGTTACCACCGCACGCGCAGAATGCCTTGTATAAGAACTGTAGGTCCTCAATGTCATCAGTAGATATGATAACGTTCAGAAGTGTCTGCTG